ACAACTGCGGTTACCTCTGGAAAAACTTCTTGGACTTTACGTTCGATACCCATTGTTAATGTCTGAGCACTCATAGCACACCCAACACAAGCACCAAGCATTCTTACCATAACAATAGGACCATCTTTAAGATAGTCTATTGCAACAAATTCAAGGTATCCTCCATCCATTTCAATATAAGGACGGAGTTCATCTAATACATCATTTACATTTTTGTCGTTTAATTCCATTAATTGAGGTATATAGTCTTCGCTGTGAGTTTCATAGTCTTTTTAGCTGTCAATGTCATTGGACCATCAGTAGAGTTAACCGTAACTGAGGTCTTAGCATCACATGCGTATGCTCCTTCTTCTACATCTATAATATAACCACCCTTCTTAACTGTATGTGAAGCACCACCAGCAGCACAGGTCAAACCATATGGACCAGGTGTCGTGATAGTGAATGGTGGAATCTTAGTAGTTGCAGATTCGATTAATTTATAGTTGACTGGACCACCTACATTGGAGAAACGTCCACCAGCAGGTGCTTTTGGATCCAGATAGTTGATATTTTCTGTTAATGAGCAAGTATTAAAGGTAATAGCATTACCTGCGTTAATTGTAAATTCTCCTGGACTGTATGTTTGTGTCTTATATGTGTTCTTGAAACTAGATCCACTAATAACCATATCTCGTGCACCTAACTCAAAGTTAGTTAAGTTGAGTTTTAGTCCACTACCAGCAAACTGTAAATCAACGTCACTACCGAAGGAAACTTGGTGTTTCTGGATTTTACCAGCAGAACCACCTTCCTTACCATTCTTATCAACCTGTTTTGCTGCTCCTTGAGCATTTAATGCAAGCATACCACCAACAGTTAAATGCATATCTCCAGTTACATGAAGACGATAGTCACCTTCAATGGTACGACAATAATCTCCATCAACTGTCTTACAGTCATCACCATGCACTTCTTGAGTATGGTTACCTGCATAAGTTGAGTGGTCAGCAACCATGTTGCCTTCATCAGTCTTAGTTTTACCACCAGTTGCAGTATTTTTCGCTGTTTCTACATATGCTGCTAACTCTTTACTGGATATATTTGGATTTTTCCTTCTTGCTTCTTGTTTTGCCTTATGTTCTGCTAATTGAGCGTTATTTTGCTTAATTGAGTGGAATGTTGACCCAGATGCCTTTTTAATGATAGTTGCTTGTCTACCTGGAGTACCCATTTGGGTTTCATACCCACCACTAACGAAATTCGTTGCATTAGTCAAATATGGGTCTGCTTCTGCCATAAAGGAATCGAGGAAACCTCCTCCACCATCCTGATTAGCAGATCCATTATTACAAGTACCTTTATCTGATCCCATTAATGCTGCTAGAGCAGCTAATTCATCAGGAGTACATTTAGTAGTACCAAAGAATGGTTGCCAACCTACATTGTCACCACCATCATTTGCTGATCTGTCACATTGAGGCTTCAGTTTAGTGAAGAATAATGCCAAAATACCTGCAAATAAACCACCAGCACCAGATCCACCCGGAGTAGCGATTTCGTTAATATCAAATTTCTCATCCATGATACCTGTGCCTGATGCCCAAGTTGACATAATACTAGAAATACCTGCTTGACCAGAAACTAAACCTTTAACTGTTTTAAGGATTCCACTAAGATCCTTAAGCATCCCTTGCACACCACAAGTAATTGAATCTAAGGTATCTTCAAGTCCTTTAGTTGCCATTTCGGCTTTTGAAATAACTCCTTCTAATTGCTGTTTGATCAACCCTGTAATTGTAGAAATTGGGGATGATATGAGTGACTTGAGTTGATTATCCAATCCACAGATTGAACCCAGTATTGCTTGTAATGCTTGCTCAATAACCTTGAAACTGGTACCAGGGACACCTGTAAATGATTTTGTAAACGACGCATTTTCGATTTTCTGCACTAAGTCGTCTAATTGCATTCTCATAGCAGAAATCACCTGAGAGAATAGTGCTCCTAGGTAATTCTTGAGTTTTCCAGTTAATTTATCAATATCGACCAATTTACCTTCGACAACATCAACAAAATCGCCATTATCGGTTCTTACAAGTTGACTAGCAGAAACTGAGATATCCTCTATTAAGTAACCTAACTGATATTCCATAGTCTTGTATGGACCACCTACACCGTTAGCAGCAGGAATTGGGTCTTTTGGACTTCTTGGTTTTTGGGGGTTACTACTACTTCCTGCTTGTCCAGGCTTATTTGCATTATTATAAGGTGCACCAAAACTGCCTGGTGGCACTGATGCATTCTGAGGTCCAATGGATACAGATGTTGATCCTGTCTCAGGAGAAGGAGCCATGGTAGGAGACATGACATTTGCTTCACCTGCTGGTAACGTTGCAGGGTTAGGTGCAACACCATCTGGATATTTCTGTGATGAGAATATAAATTTCTTATCTTTACCTCTCCATCCTGTATGAGTCCGTAAAACACCCATAACAAGAGGCATTTGAGCAGATTCTCCATCCATGAAGAATCCCATAACAATTGCACCTACTTGGAGCCAAGAGCTGGATTTACCCAAACCCCAAATTCCTGCTTGGTCTGTAGGTTGCATTACCGTTGCCCAAGGGATATCTTCTGTTTTTAACTCTACAGAAGAACCACCTATAGGATTAGTATAATAATTTAAAACCCGGCACTTAACTCTACCAATTTGCATAGGATCTTCATTATCCTCTACCTCTCCTATCCACCAATAAAATCCATCCTTACCAATGAAATTGGTACCCGACTCATTTAGGATATTGTCAACGTTAGCTTGCATTGCACCAAGTGTTTAGTAATATTTATGGAAAAACCCTGTACGTGAAAAAAATGCTTGAGTTTTTTTCCCGCCTTTTTGGGAACCCAAAGTTGAATTATATATGCCATCAGGAGGATTTGAACCACCGACCTTGGCTTTACAAAAGCCCTGCACTACCACTGTGCTATGATGGCTTGATTTTATTGAGTCGATACATCTCGTCACCACCGAAGACTTTGTTGCCTTCAGCATCAACTGCTTTGTCACAACTCTCATAAACATCTTTGGTAATCTTAACTTCAGAAGTAACAATGCCACCTCTAATTTTACATTGATTACCAACGATGCCTCCAACCCAGGAATATCCATCCCATGTGAATATCATATCACAATGTTCGTTTCTTGTCCAGTCTAAATTATAGTTTTCTACACGAATTCTATTCGGGGGATGCTCAATCAATCGATGATATTTCTCCCGATATGGTTTTGATGGTCCCTCACTCCTCTTCCACTGCTTAGAATGATATCCTGCTTCGATTTTCTCCCAAAGCAGGAACACCTGACTAAATTCAGTCGGAAAAGATTGTGCTTGTCTTTTGTTATTATATAATCCTAAAAGGTAGGATTCAAATTCAGTCGTCAAAGACTTTGCATTCTGGCTCACTTGGATTCATCTCACAAAATAATTCAATAGCATTTGGATCGTGATGATCTCCTGCTACGATCTCTTCGTGATGATGCTCTTCATACACTTCAAGATCATGTAGTTCACCTTCGATGTGCCTTCTTGCTTGAGGTGAAATCTGAGGGTCGTTTAATATATCCTTGTCATGCTGGATATGTGCTTCAATTGTTGTCATAGGAAAAGTCCAATGAATACGTTATTATTTAGGTAATGGCATGGCATCACGGCATAACATAAGCTCTGTTGTCAGCGATTCATCAGCATATACATGCCTTATACCACTGATCACATACCTTCCACTATACTTATAATCCGTCTCCATCTTGTCACCCTTAGGCTTCGTCTTAGGAATCCGAATATCAATACCATACCCAGAGTATAGGTCAAGATTGCCCGGAATGGAAACCATTAACCTAGTATTTTTCAGGGTTTGCACACGTAAGTGCTGATATGCCTGTAGATATGGTATCTCATCATACTGTTTGTTTGTCTCTGTCTTTGACCCTATAGATATCCCTGCAAATTGCCATTTAGGTACATCCCAGTTCCTATTAGGTAGGAATGCATATCTAATTCTCTTAGGTTTTTTAATCATTGCTTTGATGTCTTCATCATATGATTCAACAGGATTCTTTGATGTTGATCTCCCTACATGGGACATAGCACCCCAAAAATCACTAACATCATACTTGTGTGCTTCAAACGCAGTCAAAGCATCTGCTGACACTCTACTATTAGTAATATTACTAACGTCAAACCCTACACTATACCCTGACCATGCTCCTTGTCTCATCCCTGTTAGATAATCTCTATCAGTTGGGAAAGAGATAGCATTAATCTTTCTATCATCACTAGATTCATCACCAGACTTTTTAGGCTCATATGAATACTTGTATAGTTTTGCCTTCCCTTCTGATAGATTACTCTCTTGATCAGGATTCATTGCATTGACATCATCAATCATCTTATCAATAGATTTGAAATGATATCCCATCATGTTCTCCCAGAATAGGAATCCATTCTGAGGTTTAGCATTGGCACCAGCACCACCAGTAGCTCTCTGACTCAAGTTACCTACCCAATAAACTGTATCTAATACTCTCCAGTTACATGCAACAAACTTATGTTGATTCTTTGTCCTTGTCTTCTCAAAATGAAGTTTCTTTTTACTATTCAAATATTTCTTATCTTCAACCAACTTCTTAACGATTTCCTCAGCCTGTAATTTATTATCGAATAATGTCTTAGATGGTCCAAAGACATTGATACATTCATTCTTTAGAAACTCATCAGATACACACTTAATAATATATCCTTCCGAATTACCTGATCTCTTCCTGTCAGTAATAGCATATGATCTCAAGTTATAAGTTGCTGTCTTATGTACAGTTGCTATCGTCAACACCCACAACTCACTACCAGTAAGACTATTAATAACTCCAGCACCATCTCCCATTACAATCTCTGCTTCATAGGTTGCTTGACCTATGCCTTCCATAATGAATGCTGCATTTACTAGGTTTGATAGATCATTCTCACCTGATGGACTCTCTACGATCTCTCCATCACGTTTAATCCTAAGTTTAAACGTACAATCTCCAGCTTGTGCTCTCTTAAGTGCCATATTTTAAGTCCAAATATTATGATATGAGTTGAGTTTATCGACCAGTCCTTCTCTATTCTGATTACCACCAACTAAAGTAGGTTTAATTTTCTTAGCAGCTCCTGTTGCAGCAGCAACTTCCTTTCGAGAAGCAGCTGACATTGCTGCAACTTGCTGACCTGCTTGATCAGCCTGTGATTTTACTGCTAAAACTGCTTGTATTGCCATTTCCTTGTCAGCTTTTTTCGCTTGAGCATTCTTCGCTGACTGGTTTGAGACTTGATTGCTTCCTTGTATCTTCTCAATTACACCAGCAATACCACTCTTAACAGCACCAACAGCACCTTTAACTCCACCAGCAACCTTCTTAACCATACCACCTATGAACAATTGCTGTGGCATATTAATAACAGGATTAAATTCACCACCATGTTGCATGAGTTTAGTTACCGAAGTAATAGGAGCTGGTCTTGGCATGACTACAGGTCCACCAATTGAATACTTATTAACAGGTCTTGCTGTAGGTGCAGTTACATTTGGTTGGAATTGTTGAATGTAATTAGGTTGTATTATACCACCCGTATCATACTCAGGTACAATATTAGGCATGTTTACTACAGGCCCACCCATCTCAAATCCAGGTACTGAATACCCTCTACTCTTAGCTTCACTAATACGTTTGCCTGTTAGACCAGGACTTTTTCTAGTAGCAGGAGTATCAAATGGAACTACAAACCCACCACCTGCTCTCTGTGCAACATACTCTGTGCCATGTCCAATGAATGATATATTTGCACCATCCATTGATACAGGATAACCTGACTGAGGTCCACTTATCCATCCACCCTTAGCAAAACTAGGAATAACACCACCAAACATCTTCTCTGGAGGTTTTGGTACTACTGCTTTTGATTTCTCATCAACTTTAGGAGGTGGTGTAGAACCCGTAAGCTTCGCAAAATTATCGTTTGCTTTTTCTAATGCTTCTTTCTTAGGATCTACTGGTGGTTTGTTATCATCACCATCATCATTAGGACCACCCTTAATGGCATCATATATCATCCCACCAGCACCAACTACCAAACCAATGATACCTAACTGTCGTATCATCTTCCTCTTACTACCCTTCAATCCCCCAGTGAACATCTTGAAAAGATTCTTTAAGTCTTTCACTATCTTCATAGGATTCTTCAACCATCGTATAGCAACGAAGAGTCCTGCAAAATTAGTAAGCATCTCGAAGAAACCTACACATTTCTCCCACCAATTACCCTCAAGCATTTTCTGAATGCCATCCAGTCCCTTTATCACTCGCTGAGAAATGAACTTACTAACAAAAGTAAAGAACTTTACAATCCCTTCAATGACCATCTTTATGGTCTTAGTATTCTTAGGATCAGACAACCACTTCATCACTGGTACAGCAATAGCAAAAGTGATTAACGTTTTGAATGCACCAAGGAGTTTTTCTAACCAACCCTTAACACGTGGTTCTTCTTTGTCCTCACCGTCGTCATCATCACCACTATCTGCTGGACCTACAGCACCTGTATTATATACTGGTTTAAAATCTATCTTTGCACCATCAGTCATCTTCTGGAATGCTTCCACCTGAAGATCCTTGGTGTCCAACATAACCTGAGCAATAGAATTGATTGTCTTGCCTAGATTATTAGTTGCTTGCGTGGAAAAATTGACTGCTTTTATTACTGATGCCTGTTCACCTTTAGGCTTCTCGGTGCCTACCACCTTATAAAAATTAATTTTACCGCCTTTCTTTACTGATGATGCCATTAGACCTTATCTAAGAGTGGAGAACGTGCAGCATGTTTAACTATACCTGGAGTATTTATGGGCATAGGTAGCATGACTGCTACTGGTTTCATAACAGTGATTGCAAATGGAATCATATCAGACATACCATCTAGTATTGCATAGTCCTCAGACAACTGCTCTTCTCCAATAGAACCACCTTCTTGACGAGAGATAAGTCCTATACCTTTTGTCCTTACTAGACCACCGTGTGCTGCTGTAGTAGTACCTTCTGCTAGATCTGCTCCACTTATCTGATCAGGATCAACCTCTTCAGTAGGTTCCTTATCACCACCAGGTATTAACCACTTTATTACATCTCCAAGAGGAGGCAACTTCTCTCCAATGCTTTGCATAGCACCAGAAATAGCTTGAGCTCCAGGTATCTTAGAAACTATTGCTTCTTCTGCCTCAAGAATGCCTGGTATAAAGTCTCTTGCCAACATGTATGCATCAATACCCATTGATATTCCTGGACCTGGTACAAAACCAGCTAAACCAGACAAGTCAAAGGCAGCAGACAATGCTTCAAACAATCCACCTAAAGGATCCTTCTGCTGAAATCTATCGTAAGCAAATCCTAAGTTGACAATACCACCAACAATAGGCAATGCTTTACCACCAAGTTTCTTACTCAGTGGTCCTAAGTTATCAAGTGGTGGGAATAAACCTTTCTTCTTTAAATAACCAGCAACCTTCTTACCAAAAGGAGTATCAAATATTGCATCGAATACTTTATCAGCCATAGGTCGTAGCTTAGCAACGATTGGCTCCATTAATTTCTTAACAGGATCTAAGACTTTCTCTGTGGCAAACTGGCCCATCTTATCCATCTGTGCACCGACACCTTTCTTTACCCAGTCACCGAAACCTGATAACTTTGCTCCCCACTTGCTTTGCTGAGCTGCTGCATCAGCAGCAAGCTTTCTACTAAGATTGACCACACTATCAAAATTCTTCTGAAGATCAGGTGGCAATGCTTTATACATCAACTTACCTGCATCAGATAACCATGTACCTCCTTTAACAGACTTAATTATAGCAGTTACACTATCTGTTACTGCTGCTTTAGCTTTAGCCGATCCTTCTTGAAGCATCGACCAACCTTTTGCAAACCAACCTGATTTCTTTGCAGCTTGTTCTGTGATCTCACCTGCTGCCTCAGTAATCTTTGCAGTATCTCTTGCTGTATCAACTGCATCTACTGCCCTAGCAGTATCTCTTGCGGTATCAACTGCATCTGCTACCTTTGCAGTATCTCTTGCGGTATCAACTGCATCTGCTGCCTTAGTAGCATCTCTTGCTGCATCTGCACCCTTAGTAGCATCTCTTACTGTGTCTGCACCTTTTAATGCCTTCCGTTTCCACCATGCAACAACACTCTTAACCCATTCAACAAGATTAGTAGCAATAACAACGATACTATTGATCAATCCAAAGGGGTTCATTAGAGCTGATAGCCCTATGATTCCCAGTAACATCTTACCGAAACCTTTTATTCTCTCCCAGAAAGGTGCGTTGCTATCAAATACTGTACCAAATCCCTCCAGCAATAGGTTAACAGACCCACTAGCCCACTTAAACAACCATCCTATTACTTTCTGGATACCTGTTATAAAAAACGTTACTGACTTTGTATTCTTTGGATTGCCTATCCAATCCATAAGAGACTTAGCGATTACAATTTTCGCCATGGTACCTAGGAATTTTCCTATGGGACCAAACATCTCTTCAAACCAATTCTTAGCCTTCTTCTTCTCAATATTATCAGTCTCTATGGGTTTGTCTGCCTCATTGACTGCACCTTCTTCATTCTTAGGTAACTTACCTTCCTGTTTATTCTCTGCTGCTGCGTCCTTCTGTTTCCTTTCTAACTTCCTTTCGTTCTTCTCTCGAATCTTTTGAAATGCAATGGTTGCACCAGCAATCGATTGCATCTGCATACCAATAGCACCTATGCTATTAGCAGCCCCACCTATTGAGTTAACACTCATGGTATGTTTCTTCAAGGCTGCAACTAACCCAGAGGTACCAGTAGCACTGAAACCTACTGCTCCGGGTTTAATAGATGTATATTTGACTAACTTAGCCATTAGATGCTTGTCTTTCTTTGTATCGTTTCTCTTCTTCCTTCAGGAAGTTGATGAGTAAGGTAACATAGATCTCCTTCTCAAATGGTATGAGGTTGTCTATGTATTCCATGTTCCACTTATGGTGATGCATCAATGCAAAGTTTGACTCGTAATAAGTTCTCAAGTCCCCATGCATCAGGGCTACTCGAAAAAAGATGCAAGACCCTCCAATTTTACTTCTCCATCCACCCCAGTGTTAGGGTTAGTTACCTTAATAGTATGAGATAACTTGGGCATAGTTTCAAAGAAAGTTTGAATCTTTGCAAACTGTGCAGAGTTCATTTCATCGAAGAATGATAACAACTCTTTCTTAGAAGACTCCTTACAATCATAGACCTGATTTGCATCAGCGATTGTTTTAACACATGCAGCTGCCATCTCAAAGACCTGATCCATACCTGGCTCTTCACCTTGTAGGTTCATCTTAACAAAGGTATCAAAACTTGGGTAACCCATAGTAATGATAACGTCATCATTCAATTGTATCTCTGCACTGTGTGCTGGATCTTGTTTTATATCAATATCATCTAGTGGTATCGAGACTGGAACTGTTGTCTCGTTATCATCAGGGCAAGTAATATTTACTTCAACATTCTCACCGACTGATCTCGTTCTAATTTTTAGAAAGAGGTATTCAATATCAAAGGTCGCTAGATCTTTGACTGACCTGAGACTTGTACAAGAGGTGAGGATATTCTTGACTGCATCAATCATATCTTTCTGCTCTCCACTTTCTATTGCTAGGTAGAGAAGTTTCTCTTCCTTAACTAGAAAGGGTCTGTACTTTACTGACTTCCCACTAGAAGGAAGTTTCAGATTATACTCAGGGACATTTAACTTAGGTAATGGCATAGATGTTCACTTCAGTATGATTATTTATTCAAAAACCTTAAGGGTCATTTTTTTGGCGGAGTTTTTTTGGGGCGATCTATGGAACCAAAAGTTGAATTTGGTTTTAGCTACTACCACTAACTCTATCTCCACCCACTGCTGACTTCACAGGGGAGACTGCATCAACATTATCATCTACATACATCCTGTATCTCTCGTAGTAAAACCCAACACTCATAGTCATTGTCGATGCTGCTTCCTGACTCAATTGCATTGATCCAATGTTGAATGGAAATACATTCCACAGATCATACACAGCAACCAACTGATCAGTGTGATACTTAGGTACATCCTTGACATCGATACCCAACTTGGCAAGCTTATCTAAGAATGATTGTGTGAGTGGTAACCTATGTCCTCCACCTCTCTCCCATTTAAAAATCTTTAGACTAGGACAGACATAACTGTCATAGTAATCTGTATATTGATTAGCATCACTAGACATTAACTGTATCCATCTCTCAAAGATGTTACGTGTAGCATGTGACCTTGGTAGTAAGAAGTCTATACTAATCTGACTGAATGTAGATGACGTAGCATAGTTATATGCTGATCCAACAGTAGTGATAGCAGAGGTAGTTACCTGTCTACTAGGTAGGTTAACATTCTGTGCATAATAATTTAAAAGTCTTGCATTATTTCCTGCTTCTAATGTAAATACATCACCACCATAATATGATATCTTCTTTTGATCTGCTTGAGTTCCACCACCTCCACCGAAGATAATGGGTGTGGAAAACTGCACAGAGTACCGATTGTTTGTAGCAGGAGCATTCTTGTTGCCCTTAAACCACCCAATCATATCTGTTAAAGGTGCACCAGGTACAGTCTTTGAGATAGTTTTATAATTTCTATTAGGAACTGCCATTATACTTTAAGTTCTTTTTCGGTAACGATTTTAAATTGCCAACCATTTGCCTTACAAAATTTCTGAGCCGCTTTCCACTTCGCATTGTTGACACTGTAGGTGACAACCTCTCTTATATATTTCTTGTTGATTCTCTTTTGCGTCTTAGGTTCTTTTGTTTGATACAATGGTTTCACTTCAACCATATATTTATTTCCCTTTACCTTAACATAAAAGTCTGGAAAATATCTATGGCGTTTCCCATCTACGGGAGAGATATAAGGTATGGCAATTTCTTCACTACCCCACTCGGTTACTGACGTTGATGTGTCTGCCCACACCATGAATTTGTATTCCCAAGAGGATCGATAAACAATATTCAAAGGGTTGCCTTTATACTTTAGGGGGAACCTAGCAGTATACTTACCCTGATACCTCATAAATAAACATAGCAAAGTAGTGAAACTATTTAGGACGAATGAGTGCAACTCTAAGATATCCAATCAGGACACCCGTAGCAGGTAACAATCCTTACAGTGCTGATGGATCAACAGGTACAGTAGACTACCTAAAAATGCAACGGTTTAGGGTTGACTATGAAAACAATCCATCAGGATATGGTGGACAGAATCTACCTGGTGCTAATGCTAATCCAATCTTACAAGGAAGTCCATGTTACCTAGCGATGCCTCCTTCATTGACTGCATCATACTCAGCAAGTTATAACCAAGTTGAGATGGGTCAACTTGGTGTTCTGGCTGGACAAATTGCTGGACAGATAGCTGGTGGAGTTGGTGCTTCTGGTGATAAAGCAACCCAGATTACGGGTGCACTACAAGCAGCAGCAGGTTCATTAGTAGAAGAAGCAGCATTCAGTGCTGGTGCTTCAATGGTATCGGCAGTAGCTGATGTGGCTGGTACAAAGATGGGTGCTAGTGGTCAAGATTTTCAAGCATTAACTAAAGGAAGGGTAATGAATCCTTTCACAGAGCAAGTCTTTAATGGTATAGGTTTTAGAAACCATGAGTTTGGTTTTAAAATGCTTGCCCGTAGTTATAAAGAAGCGCAATCTATTTTAAGTATCATAAAATATTTGAAGAAAGGTATGCTACCTAAAATGTCACAAGGTCAACAGATGAGCATCGTTAAGGATGATGAAGGTGAGATCTCATCGATGTCATCATTCATTGCCAACCCTGACAATCAAGTTGCATCTTACAGCACAGCAGGAAGATACTTAGAGGTACCTGATAGATACATGCTAACCTTCGTCAGACATGATGGAGAGATGAATAAAATTAATGACCTACCACACTATAAATTCCAACCATGTGTAATGACAGCGTGCTCTGTAAACTATACACCTGATGGTCAATATGTTTCCTTCAAGGATGCTATTACTTCACTTAAAGATATTAAAGATGGTGGTGACCAAATCTTTGTCCCTGCTGTAGACGTAAGTCTATCCTTTGCAGAGACTAAATTTATTACACAAGGAGACATCGACACAGGATACTAATGACAGCATTTTTTAAAAACTTACCCAATATCTACGTCGGTGTCGAAGGATCTGATGAGATAATAGGATACAAAAAAGTTAAGAATATATTCAGACGAGTAGTTGTTTCTGAAGCTATAGAAAAGTATAGCACTCAGTTCAATTCATTTTACATACCTGATGGTATGTCACCTAACTTACTAGCGTATCAATCATATGGTGATGCAGAATTAGACTGGGTTATCTTACTCGCCAATAATATTATTGATATCTATGAGGATTGGCCAAAGGAAGAGCATACACTAAGAGAGTATGCATTAAACAAGTACACTAACATCGATGCAATACATCACTGGGAAACTAATGAAGTAAAGGATGGTGATATAGTCTTTGTTAAAAAAGGTATTGAAGTTAACGAAAGTTTTAGAGCAGTATCAAATGGCAACACCCTGACTAAAGGACAGTCAGTATATTCTGTTACTAACTATGAGCATGAGACATACATCAACGAGAAGAAAAGGTTGATCGCTTTACCTAATGCAACACTACTAGAATTCTTTGAGGATAATTTCGAGGAGTTATGTGACTACGAATGGAGTAGAGAGATTGATGAGAAGGGTAATAAGAAGACAAACAATTCATTTGCATCTCGCTTCCTAGACAGAGCAAACTTCAGAAGGTCTGCACCTACTACAGTCTCAAGGACTGGTGCTACCTCTGGTGCTAATGTAACATACGATAATGGTCCTAGCTCTACAACAGCGACTGCTGGTGTAGTATCTAAAACCTAAATAAAAACTCTGGGGGATGGATTCGAACCACCAAGACTAAAGTCAATACGGAAACAACGTATCGCGTTTACCAGTTTCGCCACCCCAGAATGAAGCCCTACTTAAGGGCTGAGATGAGACGAGTTATACCAATGCCTCCTCCACTGCGAGGGAAGAAGTCAAAGGAGAGGAAGTCTTCTAATTCTTTCTCTACTCTACTCTTTCCAAACAGATCGATGATGAGTTGAGCATACTGTCCATCTGATATAGTATAGAAGGTATCACGCATCTGATCTTTGTCAGTGCTTCTTTCAGCACTACCAATCGTTTCCATCCCTCCTAGAATTACATCAATCTTACGGCTGGTACCATCAGCATTTCTTGCCATGTTCCAGAATGGTGATGTGAACTCAGGGAAATTAGTAATCATACCACGATTGATCTTCTTCTCGTGATCATGATCAAGCTCTTCAGTATCAAACCATTTACCCCACTCACCATAAGTCTTGATACTTGATAGACTCAATGGTAAACCTAACCATTCACACAACTCCCACTCCATGTCTTGAAGTTCTTTAACACCTCCCTTCATTTCAAACTCAAACATGGGGAAGATAGTCTCGTGTCTACCTGCAACAGGATTCTCTTCTGCC